ATGATAAAAATAAAGTTATTAATATTAAAAATATTCTAAATTATAATCCTTGTTATTCTAAAAATTTACAAATTCAAATAAGTAAATTATCGGTACAAGTTAATTATAGAAAGTTTAGAAAGTTAGCTAAACATTTTAGAGAATTGAATAATATTATGTATGAATTTAACAAATTATTGCTAGAGTATCCTGATAATATTTTAGATGAGATAGGAATAAAGGAATTTACAAATAGATAACTAATAATATTAATTGTAAATAATTGTTACAGCTATTGTTAATGTAGTACAATAGTAAATTCTTATTGTTTATAATTAATAGTAAGGGAAGAAAATTTTTTTACAACTTCCTACCAAAAAAAATGAAAGTACTAACTATTTATTTATTCTCTTTAGTTTTCTTTACTGGTGTTGGTTCACATATTGCTAACAACATAAAAGAAAATTTACAAGATAGAACAAATAAAATTGATTCTGTTTTATCTTCTTATTCTGTTTACTTACAAAATAATTAAGATTATGAATCAGTATCAAATAGATTCTTATTTCTTACTTGCAAAATCAAGGAATAAAGAAATTGCAAAAAACATAAATGATTTTATGTTTATGTATAAAAAAGAGAATCAACTATTTTTTAAAAATAGAAATACTAGAAAGTATGTAACTGTTCTTTATTAATTTATTATTGTTATGGATTCTGAACTTATTAAATGGTTGGCAACAATGCCAAAAAATTATTCTCTATCAGGAAGTAAAACAAGTTACTACAATGGAGAAAAACAAATGAAACTATTTTTAAAAATTAAAGATAGTTAAACAAAATTAAAAAATTATTATTAATCCTATTGTAAAAGATAGGATTTTTTTTATGCAAAAAATTATTATTGTTTGGGTTTTTTCTTTTCTTTCTATTGCTATTGTAAAAGATGTTTTGTTAATTGTAATTGTGGCAAGTGCTATTAAAGATATTGCCCAGGGAGAAAAATAATAAAATGATGTAAGAAAATATTTAGATAAAAAAAAATAAAGGTTGTTTTGTATCCTATCCCCGAACCGATCCCGAACAAATTTATTTTGTTGCCTGGGGTGAAGTTGCAAGTTGACGGCCAACGCATCGCTACACCCTGAACCTACTGATAAATCTACAAATTATTTGCCTCTACATTATTTATTATAGTACAATACTACAATAGTGTCAACTATCTTTTTGATTTTCTATTCGTATAGCTAGTTCTGGAGCATTTATGTTTACAGTCTCCACACTCTCCCCTACTACTTTACCTAGAGAGTCTAATATTTGGGCAGCAGTTTGGAACTGACCTTTTTTGCAAGCCTTATCAAAAAGTCTAACTCTCATAGCTTGAATCCTAGCGATCATATTATCTCTATCTTTTTGCCAATCCTCTTCATTCCACTTTGAAACCTCCTTCCAATCGTTCCAAGCAGTTTTTACACAAACCCCCTCTCTAGAAGAATGTTCCAGCACTAAATGTCTTGCTGGCAAACCTTCCAACTGTCTTTTATAAAGCCTTTGCCTTCTCTGTTCTATAACCATATCAGGGGATCTCCCTGGATTTCTTTTCTTTGGAACGGATCTATCGTCAAAATTCTGTAGGATTGCTTCTGTCACGGACTGAAACTTATGTTATTAATTGAATAATAACCTTAAAATAGCAAATTAGTCGATAAAAACTAGCAAATCCATCAAAATTAAGGTTAATCTGTAGTACATGAGTGTAAAAACACGAGAAAACTTAACATTAAGATGGGCACAGGGGGAGGTGTTCAATGCAAAAAACAGATTTAGGGTACTGGTGGCTGGCAGAAGATTCGGAAAATCTTATTTATCGTGTATCGAACTTGTAAACGCTGCAATAAAACGACCAGGCGAGACATATTTCTATTGTGCCCCTACATATCGCATGGCAAAGGACATTGCTTGGAAAGAACTAAAGAAACTCGTACCAAGAGAATGGATAAAATCCAAAAACGAGACAGATTTAAAAATCGAACTTATAAATGGCTCACTTATCGAACTTAAGGGAACAGAAAATGCAACCACGTTAAGAGGTCGAAGTTTAGCTGGTGTTGTTTTAGACGAAGCAGCCTTCATGGATTCAGACGTATGGTTTCAAGTTATTCGACCAGCACTAGCAGATAAACAGGGGTGGGCACTTTTTATTTCCACACCCGATGGCACGGCAAGCTGGTTTTACGATTTATGGTGTTACGTTCCAGAAGATATGAGTGGGGATTGGAGGAGATGGAGTTTTACCACAGTAGACGGGGGCAACGTTCCAGTTGAGGAAGTCGAGGCAGCCAAGGCTCAATTAGATAGCAGAACATTCAAGCAAGAGTTCGAGGCAAGTTTTGAGAACCTTACTGGATTGGTAGCGGTCAGTTTTAATGACGAGAATATCAGTAGTGAAGTACAGGATTTACAAATGTTGCCTTTAATTTTGGGATTGGATTTTAACGTTGACCCTATGGCAGGGATTTGTGCGGTCAAGCATAATGACTGCCTTTATGTGTTTGATGAGATCATGTTGACGGGTGGAGCGACAACTTGGGATTTTGCGGAGGAAGTTATTAGGAGGTACGGGGTAGATAGAAGAATTATTGCGTGTCCAGACCCCACAGGTAGTGCTAGAAAAACAAGTGGAGTTGGAGTTACGGACCATAATATTCTGAGGAGGAGTGGATTTACAGTTATGAGTCCGAAATCCCCTTGGAAGATCAGGGATAAAATTACATCAGTCAACACAGCTTTGTACGATGCAAATGGAAATCGTAGAACATTTATCCACCCACGATGTAAAGAATTAATAAAAGCACTTAGAACTCTGACTTATGCCCCAAATACAGGGCTACCAAACAAAAACCTGGGAGTAGATCATGCGTTTGATGCTTTCGGGTATTTATGTTTGCAGCAATTCAACCTTGTCAAACCAGAGACATTAGGCCAGACTTCGTTTAGAATATACTAAGAGTTTACTTTTTTATCATGTATCACTCAACAATGAAAAAGAAAAAGAAGAAAAAAACCAAGAAAAAGTGAGACAGTTTAGACGGGTAAGACGAGACAAAAAGACGGGAGTGCCTAGTAAATACCTTACAGGTGCTCGAAATCGTAGTGCAAAGGCAAAAGAAATAAAAGATACAGCCGAAAAGTACAAAAAAGGTCAGTATATTGATATACAAGCCATTTCCAAATTACGTTCTCAACAAGATGAAACAGACAAGAAAAAGAAAACCTCTAAGTCAGGCCGTAGAAAAAAATCTTAAGGAAAAGGCCAAGAAAACAAGATTTACCTATGGTCAACTTGCCCAGGTTTATCGAAGAGGTCAGGGAGCATATTTATCGTCTGGTTCAAGAAATGTATCTATGGCTGCGTGGGCAATGGGCAGAGTAAATAGTTTCATTAGTGGCAGGGGAGGGGCAAGAAAGGCTGATGCTGATATACTTAAAAAGAAATCCAAGAAAAAATGACAGAAATTACTGAAGAAATGTTGGATGCTATCGAAGCAGTTAAGGGCAAGCGTAATCCTGCTCTATGGGATAACAGATGCCAACAATATATGCTAAATAACACGAAAGGTACTGTAAAAAAGTCAACAACAAGTTAAACTATCTATAAATACTCTTTTTTCTTTGGACAATGGCATTTTTTCGTGGAGAGGAAGGTTCTGTTAACTTTAAGAACGCTTCTGGCACTACTGAGGCAGTAGTTTCAACTACAGGTTGGACTTTAGATACAACAAAAGATACTCTAGATGTTACTGCTCATGGTGCTACATCAAGAAGTTTTGTTGGTAGTCTAATTTCTGGTTCTGGTACTGTTGATTTTCTATATACAGCAGCAAGTGGTAATGAAACTGCAAATTTATTAGCTGATGTTTTAACTACAGAAGATGCTGGTGATGCACAATTTGAATTATTTTTAGATACTTCTGGCACTAAAAAAGTAACTTTTAACGGAATTGTAACAGGAACAAGTTTATCTTCAACTGTTGGCGATCTTTCAACTGTTTCAGTTAGCTTTATCACATCTGGTGCTATTACCAACGCTGCATAATGCCTAAATCATCTTACTCAGCGAAGCAACGTAAACTCGCTGCTGTTGCTCCACCGAGAGATAAGATTACTGCTGCCGACTTGAAAAAGTTACGCTCCAAGAAAAAGAGGAAGAAAAAGTGAAAACCCTAACTCAAAGACAGAAAGATGCTTTAGCCAGGCATAAGAAAAAGGGTACTCATACTAGAAAGCACATG